TGACGCTGGATGCCGCGATGATGTTGTGGCCGTTGGCATTGAGGTCCTGCTCGAGCGCACCGATGGCGCAGCTCCAGACCCCGCGCGCGCCTTTCGCCCACGCTCCGGCGCCGCCGGCGCTGCACGGCGCCGTCGCCTGGCAATCCTTGCACCACAACAGTAGCCCATCCTGCTCGGCAGGCAGGCTCGCCAAGGTCAGACCGGCAAACTGCGGCGCGATCGGTTGAGCGCCCGAGAAGCGCTGATTGATCGCCTGCCGGAAGTTGAACCCGGCGCCGATGCCGGTGAAGTTTGGGATCGACTGGTATTGCGCCGCCGCCGCCCCGGCCATCGCGGCCAGTATCACGAGTGAGCGCAGGAACACTTTCGATAGCGATTTATACATGATGTAAGTCCGTCAGAATCCGATTGCCAGCCAGGAGAACCCGTTGCTCAACTCGCCCGCGTATGGCGGCGTGGTCGGGTCGCCGGGGAGGTTGCCCGGAACGTCGAGCACGAAAATCGCGCCGAAAACGCCGTAACTGATGACCGAGGCGGCGGTGTTGCGCCCGTGGGTTTGGTAATAGACGTTGGTCGCCAGCGGCGGCAGCAGGATCGCGTTGGGAAATGGGATCGGCCAGCTCACCGTGAATTGCGTGTCGTTGAGGATGGCCTGCTGCGAGAGCGCGTAGTAACCCCACTGGATGATCGCGATCGCCGAACCGCGGCTCACGTCAGTCAGCGGGATTTTCAGATAGCCTGCGGTCTTAAGTGAGCCGGTGAAGCCGGCGACGAAGCTCTGCAGCGCGCCGATGTTCGCGATGTTGGTATTCTGCCGTCCGTAGAGAAATGCCGTGCGGTTGGCGAGCTGCTGATGGGGTTCATTGCTCACTCCGATACCGCTGAAGCTCGCGCCGGTGCCTGCACCTTCGACCGGATCGGTTTGCTGGATCTCGTAGATCTCGTTGGCGGTATATTCCGCACTATCGATAAGCGTTGCCATCATTTACCTCAGTAGTTGTTCAGAACGTGAAGGTCCAGGTGCCTTGGTAATTCGCCGTGCCGTTGAAAGCGAATGCGGGCACCACCGCGTGCGCCAGCATCGGAGCCGGTGCGGTATGCAGCGCGACCAGGGTCCAGACTACGCCGCCATCAGTGGTGGTGGCGCCGAGCGCCGTCGCCCACGTCGGCGCCGCCGAACCGCTGGTGCCCGCTGTCGTACAGCGTTGGATATCGCCGTTGGCGTCGGCGATCAAATTGTCGGCCGCCCACGCCGTTGAGGCCGCCCACACTGGATTCGCTGTGCCTAGCGCGGCCGGCATCGCGGCCGCCGCCCCGTTGGCGAAGAGGCCCACCTCCTGCACGGTCATACCGAGCGCGCCGTAGTCGGCGGTCGCCGTCAGCGCGTAATTGAATTGCACGCTGCCGGTATTGGGAAAAGTATGCGTGCCCACCGCGTTATAATATTTCGGCGAGGTGCCCAAGTCGGTATCGTTCACGGTCGGCGCCGCGCCCCCAGAGCCGAAGCCGACCGCCAGTGCGTATTGGCCCGACGTGACGCCGGCCATCAGGCTGGCCAGCGCTGGCAGCCCGGCGTTGACGAACAGGTTGCGGCATTCCCATACCAGCGCGCCGCGCCTGAAGATTCTGACTATTCCTTTTGGCCGTTTTACCATTGCTTTACCCGTTTGCCGAAATAGGCACTCCGTTGGCGACCACGCCCGAGTCGGCCACTGCCGGCTCGTGTGCGCCGTATGTTATCCCGATATGGTAGTAATGCCGGTTGTAGACCGGCGCGATTACTCGCCGGTCCGCTAGCGGCGCGATTGGCGCGGTCAGCAGGTCGCTCGGCGCAGGCGCGTGGTCGACCGCGCCAGTGAAGTCGCTCGGTGCCGGTGCCGCGTCGGCGAGTGGCGCTGCCTCGAACACCAGCGCATCGAGCCAGCTACGCATGGGCTTAAAGAAGTTCAGCGCGGCTACAATTCGCGCCGCGTCGTTCATACCGACCACTTGTCCGACTCCCAGATTCACCACCACCCGAAATATCGCCCAGCCCTCTGAAGACGGCCACGCACTGCCGCCCCAGCTCGCCTGTCCCTCCAGAAAGGCGACGCTGGACCAGCCGAGCGCGCCCAGCGCCTGCCTGATTGAATAGGGTGTGCCATGCACACGATGCAGCGGGATGGCGGCCTGCAGCAGCGCGCGCCACGAATCGAAGTCGGTCGGCCCGGCGCTGCCCGACGACGACAGCAAGGTGTCGATATCGGTTAGCGAGTCGACGTCGGTCAGCGCGTCGATGCTCTCGCCCGAGGTAGTCGCCGCGAGCTGCCACTGCGGATCGAGCATGTCGAACTGCCAGGCCAGGAAGATCAGCGCCGAATCCGGAGCCGAGGCGAGCCGATAGATCAGCAATGGCGTCAGGTCGAGCGCATCGAGCCGCTCGATCGTCGCCAATAGCGATTGCGAACGCAAATCGTTTATCGAGGGCGGTAGCTGTAGCTGCGCCATCAGTCCACCAGCATTTCCGGCGCCGCCGCGCCGCCGTCGCGCGATTGTCTACCGCCGCTATGCTGCGCCTCGGTTGCGCAATACATGTGGGGCTCCGGTTCCGGCTCAGGAATTGGCTTGGCGATGTCGAATCGCGCGATCAGCTCGTCAGCCTCCACCGCACTGCGCTTGTGATCCGCGATAAGGTGCGCGCGCACCGCGTCCGCCATGCACAAGTCGCCCCGGCATAACGGGCAAAACTGTCTGGCCGCGGCACCCATCACGAATGCTCCGTAGCGATCGCCTGCGCCAGTGTGATCGCGGTGCAATTGGCCCATTGTCCCACACTGAGCTGGGTATACGACGGCTGCGTCAGCACTACCTGGTAGACGCCGGGGACCGAGAGCGCCGCCACAATCTCGCTCGGCACGATGTCGCGCTGGATGCGAGCGGCCAGGTTGAGCGCGATGTCCTGTGCGGCGGCGTTGACCGCGGCCATGGTCGAAATCGGTTCGGCGTCGGCGAACAGAGTGACCGTGCCCGCAATCTGGTAGTCGATCTCGCTCACCGCGAGCGCGCTCACCGCGTCGGTGAGCGGCCGCACGTTGTCGGCTCCCAGCGCCTGCAGCACTTTGGCGAGCAGCGCGGAGTTCGCCACGCCCGCATTGTTGGGCGACGCCGCCGGCTGCGCAGCGATCGGTCCGGTCAGGATGTATACTTGTACCGTGCCGGGCGTGGGCGACGTCACGCTCACGTCGATAATCGAGGGATCTACACCGAGCGCGAAGAAGCGGTACGCGCCCGCCGGGCCCGCCACACTGAACTGGTTGGGCGCGGCCTGGATGCGGGTGCGCAGATGGTCGTCGGTCTCGGGCGCCGAGCCTCCGCCGCTTGTGATGGAGTTAGTCACCGACGCGATTAGCACGTTGGGGTTGAGCAGCACGTTGATCTGGCCCGGTAGATAGCCATTCGCGTTGGGACCGGGAGCGGTGCAGGTCGCCGTGACGCTCGCGACCGTCGTCGCGGCCGGCACGATGAGGTCCGCGTTGGTGGCGAAAGCGAATTCGCCGTCGGCGGTGCCAGCCCGCGTGCCGGCGGGGATGGTATATGGAAGCGTCAGCGCGTTTTGCAGATTGAACTGCAGCGTCGTCACCGCGCCCTGCGCACCGAGCCGCGTCACTCCAAGCAACTGCCCGAGGTAATCGATCATCGGAAAGACCGCGAAGGCGAGCAGGTTCTGCTGCCCGGCGTACTGGATCGCGTTGCGTACCAGGGACTCGCGATAAGCGTACAAGTTGATCAGCAGGCGTTCGACTTGCGCCGGTTGCAAGGTGCGGCCGGCGGCGGCCTGGAAGGCCGCGACCATGTCGGCCAGGATCAGGTTGGGGTTCAGCCCGTCGGCGTCATTGATGAACGTCGGCGGCGGCAGATTCGATATTCCGGCTCCCATCTGGCATCCCTTCGCGATTGGCACGCATGCTGCGCGCGTCCCGAACTTGCTATCCCTGGCTGGCTATCCTGGCTGGTCCGCGCTCGCCAGCGCGATCGTCGTGTTCTGCGCCGGGCTCGGCGCGCTGCCCAAATTAAGCTGCCACGCCACCGTGATCTCGACGTGCGCCCCCGGTTGCGTCACGATACTGCTCAGCGGCGTGGTGGTGACGGAGAGCACCTTCACGCGCGGCTCCCACTGAGTAATCGACTGAGTGACTTCACGCACTACGGCCGGCCCTGCCTGGCTAATCGGCGCATCGATATACTTCCAAAGGTCGGTGCCGAACGTCGGACGGAGCACGTCTGTGCCCTTGGGCGTGGTCAGAATGATCGCGATGCATTGGTCGACGTCGTCGACTCCCTTGACGACCTTGCCTATTCCCGATCCTGGCTGACCTAAGGAATCGAGCATCAGCGACCAGTCCGCCGACTTGATGTCCGAAAGTGTGATTGCTCCCGCCGGCATTATGCAGAGGTCCTCGCGCAGTCATCCTGAGCATCGCCCTGCGCTATCTGTTTCATTGCCTACAAATCCAGTCGCGACATCGGAGCGGCGGCCATGATATCGGTGAAACAATCATGACATCTGCTGCGACGGCGGTGCCGTATTACCGCCCTGCGGATCCGCGTGGGTATGCTCGTTGTAAGTGTTGATAATGCCGTCCACCGAATCGTTGTGCGCTGAAGTGATGAGGCTGATTCCGCCCGCGGCGTGAACGGTGATGTTGCCGATGGCGTCGATCGCAATCGACGCGCCATGGGCGCTCAGGTTCATCGTCGCGCCGTTGGGCAGGCTCACGGCGAGCGCGTGCGCTGCGCGGTCGTACTCGACGCTCGCTCCGTCCTTGAATGACATGTGGTATTTGTCAGCGCTCTGGACCGGCGGGGTGTCGGCGCTTGAGTATATTGCCCCTAATACCGTTCCCGCCTCGTCGTGCTCATCCATCAGGCATACAACCTGCTCGCCTATGTCGGGTATCCAGTAGCTTTTGTCGTTTTGGGTTTTCGAAAAGAGGATCGGCAGCCAGTAGGACAACATCTGGTCGCGATCCGGAAATGCGACCCGCACCCGGGCGCCTTGAAGGTCTTGCTGTTTCACCAGTCCTACGCGAAACATGTGTGCCTGCTCAGTTCAAACTCCAAGGTTATGCCGCCGAGGGCCGGGCGGCGTGTGCTACGACAGCATTCGGAGATCGGCCTCGGTTACGTAGCCGGTGGCGCGCGAAAGCCGATGCTGTGCGCGCTCGATCATGTAGCTCCCGTCCATCACGTCCCATCCCGACAGCGCAACCACGTTGCCCGCTACCAGCAGCGTCGTGCCGGGCGCGACGAGACGGCAGGTCACCAGGAGCCGGTTGGCCTCGTGCAGCGCGGCGCTCGCGCGTTCAAGGGCCTGCTGTCCGTTCTCGCAGCGTGCGACCACCTTCAGCATGTCGCCAGTCGCCACCGTGGGGCTGGCCTGCGCGGTCTGTGTATAGAGCTGCTTGCTCCGCGGATCGAAGTAGGCGGTCTGCGCCTGTTTGTAGATCCGATGGGTCTTGGCCACGAAGCTGAAGCGCTCGACCGTGTTGCGATAGAGCGTCAGTGCCGCCGGCTGCGCTTCAAGACTGGCGCGCGAGTAAAACACGAGCTGGGCGCCGCGCACCGTGAAATCGTAGTTGTGCTCGATCGCGACGCGGCGGAGAAACTCGAGGTCGGTCTCCTGTTTTTGAGTGATCCGCAAATAACTGATGTCGATTTGATTCGGTGCCCCAATCACGGTCATCCCGTGCCGCGCCGCGACCGTCGCCGCGATTTGCAGCAGCGTCTGGTTTTCGTACCCGAGGCTATTGCGGGTGCGGAGCGCAGGCGTGATCCAGGCCGGCAGGCAGCGCAGATGGAAAACGTCGGGCGGTCCCTCGAGTTCGAGGTCGTCGACCTGGAAGTCGCCGCACGGGAGCAGCAATTCGCCGGTATAGCCAATCAGCAGGCTAACCACGTCGCCCCGCTGCGGGAACCACGCACCCTGCCAGCGCTTGTCGCGGTCTTCCAGCTCGACTTCGAGTTCGCCGGAACGCCCGCCAAGCTCATCGACGTAGCTTAACGAAAGCACCATGCGCGATATGTCGGTGGTGATATTCACACCCTGATAGGTGAGTATCCAGTTGGGCGATCTGATTGGATATGCAATCGCAGCAGTCATCGGTTCAGACCGTGGTGGCGGTTTTCCAGGGTGGCAGGTCGGTGGCCAGCACGCTCTGCTGCTGGATGATCGGGATAGCCAGCGCGATCCCGGCCTCGAATACCGGCTCGATTGGCACTCCAGGGTTGGCCATGACGATAATGCTATAGTTAGCTGGGTCGCCGTAGTATTGCCACGCCAGCAAATCCCATCTCTCACCGGCGTAGGTTAGATGCTGGATGAACTGTGGCGCGCTCATAATGGCGACCTTACGATCGCGGCCGCGGGCACGTCGGCGTAGGAAAGATTCGGCCCGCCCGCACCGCCGGGCAGCGGATTGTCGACCAGCGGAGAGACCCCGGGCTGATTGAAAGTCGGCACGGTATAGCTCGCTGCGGCAGCGCCGGTCCCGAGCAGCGCGGCGGGAGAATTATAGCTGATAGCTATAGGCGCAATCCCGAGCGGCACCGAGGCCAGACGCGGTGGCGCGGCCGGATCGAGCTCGGAACCGGGCGCCCATTCGCGAAGGCCCGCCCGCACCCGGATCGCCACGGGCGCGGCGTCGGCGCCGAGTTGAATATCGCTGGTCGCGACCGACTCCACCACGAAGAAGCCACGGAAAACGCCGTTGCCGAGCACGAGTGCGCGTGCCTGATGGTCCCTGGCGGCGGCGAGCAACGAGGCGAGCTGCGCCGCCGGGTTGGTGAAGGAGGTGTGAAAGAGCATCGCGAGCGTGATGCTTTCGAGTTCGGCCGCGAGCCATTGCAGGCGCGGCCGATCCTCGACCACCCGGTGTTCTGCGTAATCGAAGCGCCGGCTGGATTCGAAGACCTCGGGCGAGCCGATCACTTGAAAGGAGATTTCGCCAAGTAGTGCGAACATGTGTATTGCCTTGATAAAATGGCTACTGGTTCGACAGCAGAGGGTTAAACTCTCGGCGCTGCTGCCGGACAATTTCGCGCGCGAGCACCTGGTGCAGCTCGCGGCCGTGGCGCTCGAGCACTTCCATCACGCGGCGTTTGAGCGCGGCCGAGTCGGCCGCGTCCTCGGAATGGATAACCACGCTGGGCGCATAGTTGATTACGATCGGACCCTGCGTCATGCCCCTCGCTAGGAGCGGAGCGGCGATGCGCGCCGTGTCGTTGGTCGAAATGAGGGGTGTGGCGAATGCTCTGGCAGGGCCCGCAGTGAGCATCAGCGGTGTCGCGAATGCGGCGGCCGCCGCCGCCCGCCTAACCGCGCGCAGCATCGGCGCCGGCCGTACGACGGCAGCGGAAGTGTGCTCGACGGCTCGTGCGCGATAGATGCCGCGCGCTGTTGCCGGTCGAGCGGCGGAAAAGCGTGGTACATTGAGGTTTGCCGGCTTGACGGCGACGAGCGCGCCGCTGGCGAATGGGATTGCGCTCCCCACGCTCTCGCCTAGCCACTTCAGCAAACGTGCGACTGCCTTGTGCGCCGAGTCGACTGAACGCGAGAGCAGCCGTTTCGCGGCATCCCAATGCCGGTAGAGTTCATATCCGGCAACCGCGAGCGCGACGGCGATAACTACATAACAGCCGAGCGACAGCTCAATGAATATCGCGACCGATCGCCCTATTGCGGCTAGCGACTCCATAAACCAGGACACGATCAGTGGTGCGCCCGTGTTAAGCAGCCAGCGAAAGGCAGACACGGGACTCAAGACGATTCTGAAGCCTTTTCGTAAAGGTGCGATCAGCTTATCTGTCACATATGTAGCCGCTTTCCCGATAGCAATCAGCGCGGCGATTCCAAGTACAATCCACTTCGTTATTTGTGAAATAATGGATGTCTTGCCCAGGAAGGTTCTAACCTCGTTTATAGCCTTGGTCGCATCCACGAGCACTCGGTTCAAGAACGGCGCGAATGGAGCGACCGATTCCCGTGCAAGACGATTTGCGTTCTGCTTCAAAGCCGCTAGTGGGTCAGGCTCCCTTTTGTCGGGGTGCCTCGACTTCCCGTGATGCGCATGAGGGTTGCGGTACGGAGAAGCGGCGACAGAGTGCAATACGGCCGAGAAGATACCCAGCTGCGCTGCGAAACGAGGTGAGGCGGTGTCGCTCCAAAAGGGTTTGGAAACGTCATGATAGCGACGGATCTTTTCGGGCGCACCTAGCTCGTTTTCAACCGATGAATTAGACTCGCTTGAACCGGCCTTGACCTGACTCTGAGTGTCAGGGGCCGCCGACCACGCGATGACCAGGCGCGGGCTTGAAAACCAGGCACGATGTACGCGCATGTCGAAGAGGGTGTGTTTCATTGCGAGCGAGAAGTGTGCAAAGCTACGCGCGGCCTGCCGAATTGCATAAGCGCTCACCAGCGCATGCTGCATGTCGTGTGTGTTGCTTCTCGGAATCATAAGCTATAGAGCTTCACACTATGGAGAGGCATGAAACTATACTCTGGATCGAGATGCTCATCATTTTATACGTGCTGCTTGTTCTGAGTATGTCGGTCGTGGTTCTTGGATGGAACATGCTAAAGGCGGTTCTGACGCTGCTAAGATGGGTACTGCTCTGGGTTACGGGAGCCAAAGATTTGGTCGAACTCGCGAAGCGGTTCGATCGCTGGACGGTGGAAACACGCGAACGCCAGATCGCACGTGGCTCGCCCCCTACACTGGGGGGCGTGCTCAAAGTCCTTTGCTGGCGGGTGTGGAAAGTGTTTGAGCATCCGATACGGTCCTGGCGAGGTGAATTTGTTTACCCGCCGAAGAGGGGCGTCCGTGGCAGCGGCGGCTATAAGCCGTGAATATGCACGTAATCTGCGAGGCGTTAGGTTTCGAAGAGCAATAAAACTGTCCGGGAAGTGGTGAATATTGCGAGTACGCTCTTTCGGGATCATGAGCGATACCATTTCACACTATGACGCTTCGGATAGACTCCGATTTTGTTGAAGGGCTCATCGCTCTATATGTCATAGCTGGGCTGTGTACAGGTCTCATTGTTGTTATCTGGAATGTGCTAAAGGCGGTCCTGAAGCTGGTGGGGTGGATCTACCTTCGGGCAGAGGGAGTCAAAGACTTGGAGGAACTTCGCATTCGCAGTGAAGCACGCCATGCCGAGTGGGTGAAAAATTAAATCGCACGCGGTCGACCGGTCACGTTGGGAGGCGTACTGATGCTTTTCGGTCGGATTTGGACGGCGTACAGGCATCCGATACTCGCCTGGCGGGGCGACCTTGATCGACCGAAGCAAGGCACGGCCGATGCTGGAGTAAAGAGGCCGTGAATATGCACTCATCTGGCCCGACGGCGTCTCTCGAATTGCACTAAAGCTGTCGGGCAAGTGGTGCATATAGCATGTACTGTCTCTCCGGATCATAGGTGACAACTGTTCACGCTACGCAAACCATAGAGCTGCGAGCGCGGATGCGATGCCCAGTGGCTTACTGCTTATTATCACGGCGCGCGCTCATTGCTTCGTCGGCGGCGCGGTTGTAATCGGCAACCGCCGCCATCCAGAAGTCGATCTCGTCGAATTCCATCGCCGCTAGTTCCCCGACACCGAAGCCGAAGCGGACGAGTCCTGCGAAACCGCCGGCGCTGGGGAGTCCTGCGCCGGCTCGGGAAAATTTGCTCCCGTCACCTCTGCCTGCAGTACCAGCACGTCGCCGAGGTCCATCTCGACCACGTCTTCGTATACGATCGGCGCGCCGTCGATTTGCGCCAATTCGGCGATCAGAGCGAAGACCACCGCGGTCGGGTCGGGATTGCCCCCGACCGCGCGTTGCGCGTGCATGAGATCGCATCCCTTGCCTCTGCGTATCGCGGCGGTCTTGCCGGAGGGCAACGTCACGCCGCGCGATTGTGCGGGTTGTACGGAGGGCTGTGTATCGGCCATGAGGGTCATCTCCGGCGAGCCGTGATTGATCGTTCAAGAGCGCCGCTCGACGAGCGGCCTGGTCGCAGAGTCTTACGGAACCTCTAGCCGCCCAGGTTGGCGCGGAAAGTGCTGAGTTGATCGACGCCATTCACCACGTAGATATTGGCCATCACGTCGAACAGGAAAATCTGCGTACCGCCGATATATAGTTCGGAGTGATACACCGCTATTACCGACGTGGTATCCACTCCCTCGTGCGCCTTGAAGGTCATCGCGCCGGCGTCTTTGAATATCCCGGTCATCAGGTATACCACCGGCTGTTGCTGTGTGCGTCCCTGGCTGGTGTAGGTTTCGAGATTGCTGCGCACCTGGAAGTAGTGCGCCTGGAAGGGGCTGTTCAGCGCCGTTTCGGCCTCGGGATAGATCGACGCCCACTTGATCTTGGCCTCGAGCTTATCGACCCCGGCCCAGAACTCCGCCGTGCCGGCCATGCCAAGCCCCTTGTGATCGACCATCTTGTGCTTGGGCTTCGCGACTTCGATTTCTTCGGCGCGGCCCAGGAGCCCGATGCCGTCGAGGTAGACGTTGGCGTTGGTGATTCGATTTACGGCCAGGTTTGACATTGCGATGAACCTCGTCAGGCCCGGGCGCGCGCGGCGCC